CAAAAAGCTCAGCTTCAATATGACCACGGCCATAAATATCCATAACGTAGTCACAATAACCAGCCATATAATCATCAAACGGAGCAGGTAAAGATCTTGCATAAGCATCAAAATCAAAGTCCGGATGCTCTGCTTTAGCTTTGAGCATATGTTCACCGATAGCGGCAGCTTCTGTTCCTTCTTTACTTGCCGCACTGGGTTCTCCTTTAGGCTGATCATAAGATAGCGAGACTTTACACTTCCCCCATCTACCGAACGCAGATGGAGAACATAAAGCATGCGTAGTACTATTACCCGACGAGTTCATAGCTTACTTTCCTTTTACCTAATATTGTTCTCTTGACTACATCATCAAAGCTATTCTTCTGTAGTAAGAAGTATACATCCATAGCGCTTTCCTGACCTATGCGATCGATTCTACCTATGCACTGATCCAGTGTCGCAGGATTCCAGGGTAGCTCTACAAAAAATACCTTACTAGCCTCTGTAAGGTTCAATCCCTCAGAAGCAGCTTTCATAGACAGTACCAGTATGTCTACCTTACCTTCTTTAAAGTTACGTATTACCAGCTCTTTATTACTTTGGGTCATACCCCCAAGGATCATCTCTGCTTTAAAATGTTTGAGCCTTAGTTCTTTAGTTAGAGATAAAGCTACATCTCGATGGTAGGTGAATAGGAGAACAGGATCTTTGTAGTCTTCTTTTACCGTCGAGATGTAGCGTATTGCTTTACTAATCTTGGAGATACCTAACTCTCTACGCAGGGTAGCTATATGCTCTGTCTCTTCTTTGTTTAACCTTTCGCCATGTATGGCATCCCTAAGCCTATCTGCGTATGGCTTATACTTTTGACTACTTTCTACACCCAAGTACACAGTGTTGTGCGTCTTCTCAGGTAGCATGTGTAGTACGTCCCTCTTCTTACGGCGTAGCATATGAGGATCTAGAAGAGCCTTTAACTGCTTTAAGTTTTGGCCTTTGTAGTACTGTCGTACAGTTCTGCGCTTTACTCGGAAAGTCTTCTCTTTACAGAACTTTCTACAGAATGACCACCATGATCCCCGGAAACCGGCAAGTATTAAAAAAGTGTAGATCTCATTAGCACAGCCATTAGGGAAAGGTGTACCTGTTAGACACCATGCGCGCTTAGTCTTCTGAGCTAACGTCATAGCCAGCCTAGTACGTTTAGCTTTCGGGTTCTTAGCGTTGTGCCATTCATCAAATATAACTAGGTCGTAGGGTATATCAGGTAGTTTATGTAATGAGGAATATGAGATAATTGTGAACGTCTTAGCTATTCCCCACTTGTCTATTTCTTCTTGCCAGTTAAATTGTAGGATAGCCGGACATACTATTGCGATCTCTTGTACGTCGTCTAACTCCTTAGCGGCAAACAGAGCTTGGCAACTTTTACCTAGGCCCATATCATCAGCTAACATACGGACTAGACCCTCTTTTAAAAAGTCTTTGCCTGTTACCTGATAGTCGTATAAGCTCGTCATATTTCCCTTGTAGCATTGTTGACAACTAGTTGACAACTACTATTCTTAAAGTTTATACTGGAAGTAGAAAAGTTGTCAACAATCAACGAAAATAATATTTGATGAAGGCCGTAATGAGTAACACAACAGAGACAAGCTCGGGATGGAAGATGTTCTCAGTAGCTTGGCCAGGAAAAATTTACCGCAAGATTAACGCAGTAGCTAGAAAAGAGAAGAGGAGTAAGGCGGCTTTTATACGGGAAGCTGTTGTTGAGAAGTTAGTTAAAGAATATGCATTTAAAGAATAGCCATGATCGTAAAACCGCTAACTGCGGTAGATTTCTTGGCGCGGTTTAACCACGATCTCTACACATTCGCAGCAATTCAAGAGTCAGGATCAGATCCTGTAGAATTCAACCTGCCCGACTTTAAGTCTAGTAAGCACGGGCCTCAGAATAAAGCTAAGGTATCAGCGGCAGTTAGCTTGCATGAGTATGCTCAGCCAGATTTCTATCGTCAGCTGTGTAAGCTGAATAAGTTAAAGAGAGCCATATACTTTACACCTAACGAGTGTGATGGTCAGGCTGATAGTGAGACGCCTAACGTAAATAAACGGCGTAACGTGATCTCACTTAACGCTTGCTTTGCTGATACTGATAGGTGCCCTGTACAAGACTTTGTTAAGTGGATAAAGAAGTACGACATTCATCCACACATAGTAGTGGAGAGCTCCCCTGATAAATTCCATTTCTATTTCTTACTTGAGCCTACACCAGTACAGGAAGAGGCTAAATGGAAAGCAGTTCAGATGTGTATGGGAGCAATGGGTAACGCATCTGTAGACTGCGGTATGGATAGAACCATGCACGATATGCCTCAGCTCTTACGTGTACCAGGGTACGCTCACCAGAAGCGTGGGCCGTTCTTAATAAATGTTAGAAAAAACTATAACCACAGTCCTTATACAGTAGATGAACTATTCAACGCTCTACCGTGTGATCCGTTCTACTATGAGAAAAAGGATTGGACTAAGTTTGAATATCCAGATGGTAAAGTGTTTGCCGGTGCGCGACACGAGATTATGCGTAACTACGCACTGTCTGTTTGCAACAATAACATAGGTCACCCGGATATATTCAACCGTGTACTAGATTCAGTAGACGGTTTCATGATGAAAAAATTTGATAAGCCTAATACCTTCCTGTTAGGCGGCAACCGTAGACGTGAGGTATTACGTACAGTCAGTGATACGATCAACCATGCTAAGAAAGCAGTTGTACACGCTATACCAGATGACGCATTTGAAGATGCAGAAGAGACAGCTAAGGATACGTTTGCTTTACCTAACTCCTTTTACTTTAACGCACCAGGATTAGTAGGGGAGATAACTAGGCACGTGTGCTCTAAGGCGCGTTACCCTATACCCTCGTTTACTTTCGCATCTGCTATATCTTTACTAGGAACGCTAAGAGCTGGATCTGTTACGTCTAACCTAGGGCACGCACCTTCAAATTTTTTTCTCTGCCTAGGCCCTACCGGTATTGGTAAGAATTACCCACAAGAAGTAATAATCAATACAGCAGCCAAGATGGGGATAGGTAAACTATTCACACGCAAGATAAGATCCAGTAGAGGTATCGAGCGCTTCCTATCCGAGAACAATTCTTTAGGATCTTTGTCTATAGATGAGTCTGCTGGTTTCTTTCGATCACTTATAGACAGCTCTGCGCCTACTCACCTTAAGCAATGTAAAGAGCTACTACTGGAGCTGTATAGCAGCACCAACATAGCAGAAGTATCAACAGGCTGGAGCGGTGATAGGAAAGATACCCCGATCATACTCAAGTACCCACGTGTAAACGTTATCGCTTACGGCGTAGTGAAGAGCCTACACGAATCATTCAGCATAGACTCGATACAGGACGGGCTACTACAACGCTTCATAGTGCTTACGCACATGGGCAATAGGAAGATGAATGATAATGCAGAACGAGCGGCAGCTCTCAATGGTCACATAGGATCAGCGCTTAATGAGATCTTACTAGAGTCGAATGTACAGAGCACTGAGTTGATGATGAAGTTAGCTGATGCAGAAGCTAAGCTAGAGAAAGAGGAGAAGCAAAGCAGTAGAGAAAAGTTGCAGAAGTACATAAAGAAAATTAACGCTAAGATAAACGCAGGCCCAAGTGTGATCGTTAACTTCGAACCTGCTGCTGAAAAACGTTTGATAGCTTACGCCAAAGAGCTAGATGATCTAGCTAACCAAGAGATTCGAAAAGAGGATGGTCTAGAGGGATTGTTTACACGTGGCGCTGAGCAAGTAGGTAGGCTATGTACAGCTGTTAACTTAGAAGGCGACATAACAGTTAGTAATGTAGACTACATGATCGAGTTTATTCAGAGCCGTATAGATGCGCTCTCTACTTATGTAAGGGCTAACCTTAACGTTAGTGAATACACTCAAGAAAAAAGAAGACTGTATAGAAAAATAGTCAGACGCTTTAAAGATGAGCAGGCACCTATAAGATACAGATGGCTAACGCAGAACTACAAGAGCCGAAACCATAAGCACCTTAGAAATTTAGTGGATGGCCTGTATGATGCAGGATTGCTACAGATGATCGATCCCCCTTCCCGTGGCGGCAGGGGTAAGACTGGAGAGTCCTTTATACCTAGACCAAAAGAGGAGGAGCTGTGAAAGCTGATAAGGTATACCATCGCAGTGTGAAGAATAGCTCTAGCAGTAGGGATGATTGGGGTACGCCTAACTGTTTCGTCGATTGGTTAAATGAGCATATCCTACCCATAGACTTTGACCTTGCCGCTAATGAAGACAATGCTGTTGTCGAGAAGTATACAGAAGACTTCTTTAACTACACTCCACAGAGCTACACAAACTACTATCTTAACCCGCCCTTTAGCCAGGCTGAGGACTTCTTAGAGCGCATAGTCCAGAAGTACGCTGGAAGAAAAAGCGGCAAGACGGCTGTGCTGCTGCCTGTACGTACTGGATCTGCCTGGTGGGTAGACTACGTAGCCGAGTTTGCCGCTGAGATTATCTTTCTTCAGGGCCGCATAAAGTTTGTAGGCGCTGATAGCTGTGCTCCGTTCGATACTGCTATTGCTATGTATTATAGTAGTTACGAGCCCTGTGAGCACAGCTACCGCTATGTGGCTCCTGATGACAGGCTAAGAGATTAGTAGAGCTTATTTGTAACGTCTTCTAAGAAGTCTATGTAATCCTCTTCCCGTAGTGCGCGCTTGATTATTTTGTCGCAGCTTCTCATCAGTAGAGCACGTATAAACGCAGGCTTAGTTAACTGAGATCCTAGGCGGGTATTAGCTATCTCTACTGCTTGCAGTAATCTATTATGCTCATCGGTGTTGAATTTAAGTGCAATAGTTTTAGTTCTCTTTGTGCTTTTCTTCAGCATACGTGGTTAACGACATCCCCAGCTAAGTAGCACAGGATCTGCCTATCTCCATCGGAGTCTATAAAAACTCTATCCTCGTTTATAGGGTTATTGAGTTCTAAGTCCCAGTCTATTTCATCAGCAAAGAATCCCTCAGCATGGGCAAAGCAGAAAGACATCTCCCCTGTAGTAGGACACACGCTATTGTAGATAACTACTGTATCCCCAAATAAGTTAATTGCTTCCTGAAACGTCATAGTCACCTTTTAGGCCGAGTAAGTAGCCAGGTGCACAGTTAGACATCTTGATTAATCTAAGGAGCACCGGCAAGCTAGGGAGCCTCTTACCGTTTTCATACTGAGCATACTGCATCGGGCTCATAGCTGCACGTGCTGAAAACTCAGTCTTATTCAAAGGGCCTCTAAGCTTTTTTAACCGCTTAGAAAGTATTCTCTTTAAGCTTTCTTCTAAAGCTTTTTGCTTCTGCCTGTTTGATAGCTCATCTGTCATCTAGTCATTCTCTCAGTACATAATTGTGAATAGGTAGTGCTAGGGTACTCCGGTAGTATCTCGCAGATAGCATAAGGATGCGGGTTACTGTTATCTTGTATAGGAGTAGGTAAAGCGAAAGGCGATTCAGGTTCCCACACAGAGCAGCCTCTAGTACCCATCACTGCGTAGTGCCAGTTCCACTTATCCAGCAGATCCCAAACATCTTTCATCCAGTTGATCCGATTCTCTTTGTGCGGGTAACCGCTCCAGCGCGATACACCAAACTCACCTATGTAGATTTTCAGGTTATTACGCTTAGACCACTTACGAACTTTCATCATGTGTTTTTTAACGTGCTTCTGTTTCCATCTGCCGGGGTACGGGGTATTCCCTATTGGGTAGATACTTCCTCCATCTACACCTTTACCAAATGACGCTACACCTTCATGTGTTACCTGTAAGGGATGGTACATGTGAGCTGAGTATATGATGTTAGCACCGCGCAAGCCCTTCTTGAACTTGCGGAGCTTTTTCATACTACCGTAAACACTCTGCACAATGATTGGCTTGAATGGATCGACTTCTCTAATGTTATCGATCAGCTTCTGCGCTAGAGCTCTCCATTCTCTATGCGCTCCCATTGGCTCATTCAAAATATCATAAGCCTTAACGCGAGGATCATCTTTATACTTGCTAGCGATATGACGCCAAACGTTTATCAGGATAGCTTGCAGGCTAGGGTCTTCTAGCACAGCTGTATAGCGCCATTTTCGGCCCAGGAATTCTCGGATAGGATCACCGCCAGGGCCTTGCATGATCGCTACGACGTAGCCTATCTCTGCTGCTGTATCTAGCACATGATCAAGGAGAGGCAACCGATCATGTACGATCCAGTATTCCCACTCTGATCCTGTGATCTCGTGAGCATCTACACGTGGAATAGTGTAGCGTACATGATTAGCGCCTAGACGATTAGCTACATTGACATATACAGGTGTATCCAATGGGCCGAATGTCCCTATGTTGTATCCTTTAAGCCTCATTGTGGGCAGCACTCCCTCTGATTTCCTCTACCCAATATTTCAACTCCTCACTTATAGAATCCATTCTACGTATATCCTGATCGCTAGGCCCAGCAGACTCGTCTACTAATCCTATAATGCTGGAGAATAGGTGTTGAGCCCCGGCAAAGTAAGCTTTACGCATTTCTGCGATTTGCACAGGATCAGCATCTTTAAGGGTAGTTGAAAACATTGCCACCCAGCCTGCTTCTACTAGTTTACCTTCATCAGCTAAACTCTGAGCCAGGTTATCAAAGTGCTCATTACTTATTTTAGTTACCATTATACTATTCCTCGATCGCACTCTCTTGTGCTTCAACATATAGTACCTTGTAGGACTCGATGCCGTAATACTCATTACGGTTGGTCATGTTATCCATAAACATTAATGCAGGGCCGGTATGGTGAATGATATCACCTACTGCAATGCACTCAGCACAGTCAGGTGGTACGCCTACAACCTTGCCGCGCATGGGAACAGATCCTTCCATATCTATAGCCTGCATATCTGGCATGTGGATCCCTTCAGGACTTACCATCTTAAGATCTGCTGGTTCGCACACAATATATTTTGGGCCTGCGCATTTTATATTCAGTGACATTCTATTTTTCCTCTTCGTTCTTAGTATCGTTTAAGTCTAAGTCGTTTAAGTCTATAAAGTTATAATTACACTCAAGTAGAAAGCTAAGTGTAGTAGTCATAACGCCTAGCAGATACGCGTACTGGTTATCACTGCTAACGTCCTTATTATCGATAAACTTCAGCAGGTCTTTAATAGTCTTCTTAGCATCCTGGCTTACTATTTTCATGTCTGATCCCTATATCCAAATACATCATCATGATCATAGTACGAATCTACAGGGATCACTTTGCAGTCCCTGAACATCATCACATCATGCTTAGGACAATACCGAGTGACACCCGCAGACGCTAAGCTATCAAGCGTGCTTGGCTTAGCAAATAGGTGTGTAGGATCTTTGCCGGTCGTCCTATAAAACTTGTGATAGTCTGATTGTACGCGCTTGGCTACACTTGTATAATACGAGCTAGGTTGTTTCCGTCTTCTTAGCATTTATCTCACACCATCCATGGAAAATATCGTCATCATTACATGCTGCTTGGCCATAGATATAATCGTGGCAGTAGCAGCACACCGGCAAAGGGTCAGGCATGCCTAGCGCGTCTAATAGGCAGTCTAAGTCATGCTCTTGAGACTGTCCCCAATGTAGATCACACGAATCATACAGCGAGCTTAGGAAGTACTTAAGCAATTCCCGCGATCGTTCCCTACTTTTTGACATACTTATACCCCTTACATAGTCATAAGTAGACAACGCGAATACTAATCGCGTTGTCTACTTGTTGTCAACAATTATTCTATTTTGTATTACTTAGATACTAACTCACCGTGAGCATAGTCAATAGCTGCGATCATTAGGTCAGCTAAACCACAATTCCAGTGCTTTGCAAGCTCATCACACTGTAGTCTGTACTTATCGAGCACGGGATTTATGCTAGGCATACTAGGCTTAGGATCCTCCTGCTCAATAGCTGGAGGTACTGTATAGTCTCCGATAGGCAAAGGATTAGGGATCTGATCCTCTGTTGCTAGTGCTCTAGCTAATGCGATTGTATTCTCACGCGCATTTGCTCTGTAGCAGCGCGATCTATTGCTCCAGCCGAACCAGTTATCAGATAACGAGTCTAGTGTAGGCTGATCAAAGTATTCATCACCTTTAATAGATCCGCGCGCTGGATCTATAATGCATATCTCTACACCTACATTGCCGGAATTGGTTTCCGCTAGCCTTGTTACAACACGCACGGGATCGGGCTGATCATCCACTATCATAGGCATAAGATCTACATTATCTTGCTTAGTTGATCCAGGTTCGAACATTGCTAATAGTTCTTCAAATGATTCCATGTTACTTCTCCAAAATATAAAAATATAAACTATGCAGGTATTAAGACAGCTTCGCGCTTACGGGCAGGCCAATCGAGAACAACAGATCCCAAGCGCTCTAGCTCTGATGCACGTCCAAACGAATGCGCATCCTGAGCAGTGCGTGTGATTGCTTGCACAATGCCGAAATAGTTCTTATCCCCGGCAGCTAGGTAATGATTCTTAACGTTCATAGCTTCCGATTCGCCTAGCTTGTCTGATCCGAGCATTTCTTGTAGCGCTTCGATTGCTTGTGCCTCTGTTCCAAGAATCTTCTCCTCTAACGCTTCTTGCAGCTTGCGTACGTAGGAGCTCAGATCAGTAGAATCAAAAGCAGTGTCTAACGATTCAGCAAAGTCTATGATCTTAGCTTCCAATTCGCGCTGAGATGTGTATTCTGCATTCTTGCCGCTATGACGTTTACTAGCCCATGTCTCTGTATCAGTGACTGTCATTCCATTAGTGCACACTAGGCGTACAGAGAATGATCCGTGTCCTAGTGAGCCGTTGCCGGTTTCGTTGTTAGTGATAGTGCGACCAGACTTAACTACATCGTTGGGACGGATCTCGTACGAGTCAGGCAAGGATACTTTGACCGACAATGATCCATCGTCCAAGTTAGCTGATTCGATAGTACAGTTATGCTTATCCAGAACCGGTAGCACGTGCTTTAAAACTAGCGTGTGGTCTAATCGGGCATACCGGGTAGATAGTATAGCTCTACCTGCGTTAATATCGCCGTTAAACGTACGGATGAGCACTTTCTTCTCTTCAGCCGCTAACACATCATTTAGAGCAGTAGCCAGATGAGCAGACTGATTATTGTTCTTAAACCACTTCCAAGCGCTACTAGGTAGTTTGGTTTGGTACTGAATATTCTTAACTACGTTATCCGATACGGATACGATCCTAGCTTCTCCTGATACATCTTTGAAGCCGAATAGTCCCAGTTCAGAGTTAACTCGTACAGTGTTAAGGTAAGCAAAATGGTCTTTTTTAGACTTAGCTTGCTCAACCACTTTAGATATCAATTGTTGTCTACTTTCTATATTTCCTGTGTACATTGCTATGTTCTCCTAACTAAGCAGTCTATACTATATAGTATATACTAAGTAGTATAGTATTACAACTACAATAGCATAATAAATAGGGCCAAAAATACGCTAAACTGTAGAAAACCGTAGATCATTTTTGTCTAACAGTTTATTCCGTGCAAGTTGCCGGTATGATTGAGTAAATTTTTGGAAGGTAGGTAAAAATAAACTGTAGACCGGGAAATCTCTAAAGTACCCTTTTACACCCTATTTTAATGAAAATGATGGGGTAGAGTGAGAATTGGTACCCACAGTTTATTAAATAGGTAGTAAAAGAATACAATAAATATATATATATAATAATATCATATATATATATACTATACTGAGTAGTCTAAACTGTTAGACAAAAATGATCTACGGTTTACAACGTGTTTAGGGAAAAACACCGGCAAATAAGTAAGTTAGGGTACGGGGAACGAGATCTAACAGTTTATGGGGTTAGAGAGTGGACTTTGTTACGTTGTAACAAGTATACTGAGTAGTATATAAGGTGTTTTAGAGGTCAAAGTATGCTGGGGAGTGCTGTTAGGGTAGTGCGGTTTACACGTGGTTGATAATCAAAATGAAAGTTGACAACAAAAGTAAAGAAAAGTAGTCAACAAGTTGACAACTGCGCTAATTATGATATACTTAGTATATAGAAAGTAGATAAGGATATGATCTTTAAATTTCACAGCTATGATACTGCTCTGTTATAATCTGTACGGAAGTGTCGGGATCTGTATTTTTTGAAGTTGACCCCCTTTCAATGCGTCGGTGTTGCGAGTCAAAACCGTATTTTTTCTGGGGTACGAGAAAAAGACCATACTACCTAGTATATACCACTTAGTATTACCTCCCCCGTATATACCTACTAGCATAAGTGACCTACCGACTTAGATACCCTACCTCGAAAGTACTTTCTTCTAGACACAGAGTGTGTTAATGCCAATACTGTTCATAAGACTATTCATGATACTTACTGTCTGTTGCCGGTACCCACCACTACCGGCAACTTTTTACAAAGGAAATATATGGCCAAGAAAGCACTGAGCGAAGATCAGATTCGTGCGTACCTGTCAAAAGTAGTTAGAGACTTTGCAGCTCACGGTAAAACGATGAGGTTTAGTGATATAGAAGACCTTGCGAAACTGCGCTTACAAGAAGGCGCTCCGTATCTAGGGCAATATTTTAGAGATTGGGAAGCGCGCGACTACGCAACGCTTTTGCAAGTGCTCGCTTACAACAAGGCTGTAGAAGCGGCAGCTCCAGAGGAAGGGCCTGCTGATCAAGTAGAGCTAGACTTTTCTGCTGATCTAGCAGGGCATACTCCAGTAGAGGAAGATTTTGAAGAGGTTCCAGATGTAGAGAGCCTAGATGATGAAGTAGACCTAGAGGATGACGAGCTCTGAGTTTATACGACGATGACAGAAAAGCTGCTATAGAAGCGGCAAAAAGCGAGTTCATCTTTTATGATAAGAGCCCTGAGCTTATCGTAGAAGAGTATGGCATTCCCAAGGAAGTGCTGGCTGAGTATGTCTTTGTAGGCAGAAAGAGCTGGCAAATCCTGCGCTCGCAAGTTCAGGAGAAAGAGGTTGATCGGTTAATCCATAACAACCTCTTTCTTTTTTCCAAGGTAACAAATGAGCTTATCGGAAAGCTGGAAGAGTTCCTTGGGGATTCAGAGCAAATCAATAGCTGGGATGATGCTGATCGCCTAATCAATATGCTTACTCGTATGGGCAAGGTTGGGCAGTCCCTGAAAGTTATCCAGGAGCATCGCCTTCCTGATAAAGCGGCGGGATCGCCTTTGTTAGAGGAGGATCTGTCGGGGGATGATGAAGAGTTTATCGATGAGTATGCGGGGGAAGCTGGCTCGGATCATGGGCGCAGCCAGGCAGGGGTGATCGAGCTCCTTGATGAGGTAACATGAAAATATCTGCTGAGCTGCTAGAAGCTGCTATTGAAGAGATGCAGGCTCCTAGCGAGGAAGCTCCTCAGTACATCTTAATGTCTACAAAGCAAGCCCTATGGTATGCGCGAGAAGCAGCCAGGCAAGATCTAGTTGGCTTCATAGAAGCGTGCCCCAAGGATAGGTGCATAGGGCTGATAGGCGGCTCAATGGTCTATGTGGGGGATGAGGTAACGTGAGGAAGTATAAAGCTCCCATACACCTAAACCCCAATAAAAAGAAAGTAGCTTTAAAGAAGCTGCATCAGAAGTGGCAAGCTCATAGATCCCAGGCAAAGATCCTCCGTTCCATTTATCGCGATGGCTATAGAAGAGTTTTCATTCGCGCAGGCCGTAAGTTTGGAAAGAATGAGTTGGCTAACTATCTTTGTTGGCGAACATGCATCGAGTGCGACATGGCCGAGTGTTTCATCATCGGTAAAACTGCTGAGCATGAGCGCAAGATTATCTGGGCTAACGATCGCCTACAATCCTTCGGGCCAAACTTCGGCCTAAGCGTTAGCGACACCAAAATGATTCTAAAGTTTCCTTGGGGATCGTTCACTCAAGTAGATGGCACACGCAATGTCTCTGATGCCGTTGGTCGTCAGTATGACATGTGCATAATGGATGAAACGAAGCACCAATCTGTAGAGTACTTTGATGAAGCTTACCCAAATCTTTTAGCCAAGAATGGAGTCCTTGTATTAATTGGGACACCCCCTAGAGAAGAGGAGACTGAGAAGCACCATTACTTTGACTGGGAACAGGAAGCGATTGATTCTCCTCTTTGGGCATACCATAAGTTTACATCATGGGAGAATGATAAGCTCCCCGGTGGGCATGAGTGGCTTAAGGCTGAGAAAGCTCGCTATTACGCTCGGGGTGAGAAACCTAAGTGGGATCAAGAATACGAAGTTAAAACTGTGCGCGGAGATGCCGGTGTAATCTTCCCAATGTTTAGGCGAGAGTTTCATACACGTCCTCTTGATGTGATGATCTCAGAATTCAAGAAAGCGGCAGATAAAGATAACGTAGAATTCTATACCATACATGATCCAGGTCAGGATGTTTTCTGTGTACTGTTCTGTGCGTACAACAAAGAGACATCGCAGATTTATATTCTCGATGAGATCTACGAGACTGATCGCTACAAGACCTCTGCTGTTCCTATGTGGGAAGCAACGCTAGCTAAGAAGAAAGAGCTTATGCCGGACTTGCCGGATTTTAAGTGGACAGATATCTACGATGAAGCGGCAAGCTGGTATGAAGTAGAGGTGCTAACGCGCTTTGGGCATAAGCTAACTCCTACGCATAAAAGCCGAGGAGGATCGCAGCCTGGTAAGCTACATACTCATATTTCTAAGCTTAAAGATGCTATGAGTATCCCAAGATGCTTCAATATTTCAGAAAGGTGTGTGCAAACCATCTCTGAGATTATAGGCTTTAAGGATATTAATCAGCGTGATAAGAACCATTCGATTGACAACTTACGTTACTTTATCGAAGAATCAGGCTACGAATTTCAAAGCACTGTAGACAGGTTAGTAGTAAGGAAGGAAGATTTGAGGGAATCCAGAGGGACAACAATCGAACAAGACATGGCCAAGTGGCAGCAAGAGGAAGATCCCTACAACGATATTACTGACTTCGAATATGGCTTTGATGAAATGGCTGATATATTTGGGATGTAAGCAATGATAGAGATATACTTTTGGATACTCATACTAGTTAATGCCTCATTAGTTCTAACAGTATGGAAGTTAGATAAAAGATCACAGAATGACCGAGCCTATATGAGAGCTAGGTTTGAATTCTTCAAGCAAGACTATGAAAGTGCATGTGACGATAGGTCGCTAAACTCTGCACAGCTTGAAACACTTATAGAGAAAGCTAGGGTAGGGATAATAAGCTCAGAAACAACCATTAAATACCAGTTACAAGTAAACAAATCTATTGATAACCACATTAAAAAAGTAGAGCTTTTAATATCGGGGATGCTGCCAGGTATGCAGGGCAAAGAGTTTAATCAAGAAAATATAGAAGCAGCCTTTAAGAAAGCGCAGGATGATCAGGAGGAAGCGGTACAGGATCATATGCAAGAGATACACAGCTTGATTTCAGGCGTTTCAGATTTAGGAGGATAGTATGTCGCGTTCCCGTCATGAGTTTGATCTTAGTGGTACAACTAATCTTGAACGTCTTTGGGATAACCCAGGACAAACTATCCCCGGTACTACCGATAGGGATAAGAAACTAGTACCCTTCTGGAGCTTGGACTTAAACGACCACGCGAAACTATCTGAGTGGAAGAGAATCTTCCAACATAAGACCACACGTGAGATGGAAGTGCGCGCTGAGCATTGGGTAGACAACCTACGCATGTATATCGGTCAGCATTTTGAGCAGTCACACCAAAAACGTAGTAGAACTAACACCGAAAGCGAGACTGTACGTACTAAACGTAAACCTTTCCCTATAAATATTACCAATGAGCTCGTAGAGCAGAAGAATAGTAAAATTACAGCTAATAAAGTTGGTATTAAAGCAATACCCCCTAACAATGCTCCCCATTCTAGAAACAACTCACGTGTAGCTGAGAAGTTCATTAAATACTACCAGTACGTAAACAGCACAGATACTTTATGGGAAAGGTGGCAGAGAGCTACCTTTGTATTTGGCGAATGCGGCATGCAGGTAGAATGGAATGCAGCTAAAGGGCCAATAGATCCAGAGTTCGAAGGTCTTATAGATGACCTTTTCGATAAAGCGGAAGAGGAAGATACGAATCCTGAGCCTGCAAGAGAAGTGATAGCTAGAGACACGGACGATAACGATCGACCTATATATGCCAGTAAGGTGCGTTACCAAGGCGATCCAGAGCTTAAGATTAAATGGCCTTGGCAGTTGCGCTGGGAGATAGGTAAAGAGTGGGAAGACGCCGATTATAAGATGGTCGAAGATCGTTGGTACCTAGACAGTGTACTAGCTAAGTACGGGGATGTGAGTCCCATAGAAGATGAGAATGGGGAAGCTGTAGAGTTATCAGACCTTGTAGAGGAAGACGGGCGCATACCTGTGTTCACCCTGTACCATGTGGAAACTGAGTACTTAGCTTTAGGCCGTAAGGTAGTTTTTGTAGGAGATACTGTAGTAGAGAATACTATCCATCCCCATAATAAAGATAAAGTACCTGTTACTTTGCTCACTGATATTGATATACCATCAGAGAAGAGAGCTAAGAGCTTTATTGAGAATGTGAAGCAACTTAATCGGGCCTACGATGGCGTCATGTTCTTGATGCTCAAAGCTCTCGCCCATGCTGCTCACCCTAAGTGGCTTATGCCAAGAAAAGCGGCAAGCCATGTTAACCTAGCTGGCTTAGCTACAATCGTAGAGTATACAGGACAAGTACCCCCTAGGCTGGAAACCTTTTCAGTACTTAAACCTGAGATGTTCCAGATACTGGATCTGCTCCTTAAGCAGATGAGAGAGAATGCCGGTGTGCAGCCTGTATCGTTTGGGGATGTACCCAAAAGGCTAGATTCGTCTATTGCTATTCAGCAGCTAGAGGAACAAGAGACTAAGCGCGACGGTACAGCTATACTTAAGTTCAGAAATGGCATACTAGATGTGTGGCAGAACCTGATGGATATTGTAGGTAAGCACTATGACGAAAATACCGATCGCATTATCAAAGTTATCGGCCAGGACGAATCCATTGATGTTGAGACTATCAAAGGATCCGATCTCACCGGCCCATTTGAATTACGAATTGTATCTACTTCAGCATTACCGGAGACTCTTTCAGGTAAAACCGAATTCCTTATACAATTCAAAAAAGAATTCCCAGGACTCGTACCAGATGCATTTGTACTGGACGCGCTCGATATGTCACAGCCCGATCGGTACGTCTCACACGCTGTCGCTGCAATAAGAAAAGCAGAGATGGAGAATGAGGATATGCTATCGGAGATAGAGGTAGCTAATCCTGAGGCTTATGAAGATCTAGTAGCGCATTGGCAAACTCATATGCGCTTAGTACAAACTCGTAAGTTCCAAAATTCTACGGATACAGTTAAAGATCGCGTACTAAGTCACTTAGGTCAAACAGAAATGCTTATGCATGAGAGAACGGTGCCCATCACCGGCAGAGGGTTCTCAGCTAAGCTGCAAGCGCTGGATGGATGGCCTTCTGTATACAAAGTTCCTGAGCCACCACAACAGCAAGCTCCAGCAGGCGCAGGCGTACCTTTACAAGAGGGTAATGCAGCTCAACAGTCTCAACCACAAGGGCCACAAGTAGTAGCAGGGCAACAACCGGTTGAGGCACAGCAGCAAACACAGCAACCACCAGAGGGGTAAACGACAATGACAGATGGACAAGAAGTAGTGGACAGCGCAGACGTTGCCACAGTCGATAGCATGTGGGAACAAGCAGAAGAGGCTGTTCCAGAGGTACTTATTAAGTTAGGTAGTGATGCAGAGGAGATCGAAGATGCAGAGGAGATCGACGATGAAGATGATGTCGACGACGAAGATGCCGACGACGATGAAGATGCCGACGACGATGAAGATGATGATGTCGACGATGAAGATGATGATGTCGACGATGAAGATGATGATGTCGACGATGAAGATGATATCGACGATGAAGAGTCTGCTATCACCTACAAAGCTAAGTTTGATGGGGAAGAGGTAGACATCCCAGAAAATGCAGTGTTTAGAATTAAGGCTAATGGGCGTTTTAGGAAAACTACTTTTAAGCAGCTAAAAGATAATTACGCTGGACAAGTTGCTTGGGATAAAAAGCTTAAAGACCTTAACGATAAAGAAAAGGATATTAGTAGGAAAGAAGTAGAAGAGGCACAGTTTATAAGCTTAGCAAAGGAATCTTTAGAGCATGCTAAGAACTTAGACATGGGACCTTCTATGGAAGCTCTTGGGGAAATGATGGGCTTAGAGCCTGGGCAATTCTTCGATACTATTTTTGATGGGTTTAATAGCTTCTTTGCTCAGCTGGTAGATCAGCCAGAAGCGGAGCAGCGTAGGATATATGCCGAACATAAAACCAGGGCGCTAAATAGCTCCACTACTCGTAAAATGGCCAAGCTCGATAAGAGAGAGGCAGCTATAGAAAATACCCGTAAGCTAGAAGAGTTTGCTCATAAGTATGATATTTCAGAAGATGATATAGCGGAATCTTACAAAGTTCTGCTTGAGCATAACGGTAATGATTCTAGCAAAGTAACTGTAGATGATGTTCAAGAGCATTCGCTGAACAGGCGTATCATGAATAGATTCCTAGACATTGCAGAAGAAAGGGGTATAGACTTATCGAAGGAACAGAGGCTAGCAGTGTTCAAGGCTGTTAAAGCTCAAGATCCTGACGGGACGGTAATTAGTCCCGACGAGTACGGTGATATTCTAGATGCAGTTGCTGTTAAGAGCAAAGCAAAGCCCAGACGAAAAAAGCGAAAAGTCAAGCTTAAGCCCAGCTCAAATAAAGCACGGACATCTAAAGGATTAGACCTTACCGATAAGAGTGCTGAGGATCTTTTTGGGGATTCTTGGTAGTACGCTCCTCGTAGGAAAGTCCAGCCTTAGACTACTCCTAGAAGAGTTAAGAGACGTAAAACCTTTTAACTTAACTAGGATTAGTTTATGGCAAAGAATGCTAAATATGATATAGATACCTCCGGTGTCTCCGACTTGTTTAAGGAGACTTACGGAATGCCTTCTGATGCGACATTCAACGCATCATTCCCAGTAATCTCACAATTAATGAAAAAGACGGTAGAGTTTGTCGGCGACCAACATCGGTTCCCAGTCAACACTACTTTCGCCGGATCAGTGGCGTTTGGCCAACTACCGGACACTAACGTAACAAATGACGAATCAGTGATCATCAAGGACAAGTCTTGCTACGCGCGTCTTCGGGTTGACCGACGTACTATGAAAAAAGCCGTTAAGGACAAAGGCGCGTGGGTACAAGGAACCAAAGAATGGGTTCAGCGTACTGTGCTTTCGTTCACTCGCCATATGGAGATTGCTCTCTTGGGTGAAGGCAAGCTAGGTGATGTAGCTGCTTCTGCCGGTGTAGTCGATAACACAGGTGGTAACTATACCATCACAGTTAGCGATGCCACTTGGATCGAGCATAACTGGGAAGAGCAAGAGTACATTAACTTTGATACAGGAACATCACAGTTTGAGATTCAATCTGTAGATCCTGATAACAAAGCGTTCACTTGTCAGCGTAATGATGGTGCAGACGTACCGGCAAACGGTAATGCTGTATACCTTCAAAAGTCGCAAGGTAACGTGCCTACTGGTTATAAGTCTGTAGCAGATGCTACTAGCGGATCTTTGTACTCAATCTCAGTACAACGTCGCTGGAAGGCTTTTCAGAAGGCTGTACCTAATAGTCAAACTATCTCTCATGAAGTGCTCAATGAGTCAGTTCTAGAGATGGAGCGACGTAACCGTAAGACACCTACTCATATGTATATGAGCTATGTGCAGTATCGTAAAGTCAAGAATCAGAACGAAGATCTTAAGCGCTACACAATGCGTCCAAAAGATCAGCGCTTTAAGTCTATGATGGGTTTTAATGGCGCATTATTCGAATCTGATGCTGGCGATATTCCTATGATCCCTCACCAACTCATCAATGATGATCGAGTGAATCTTATGAATATGAATCAGATGAGATTCTACCAAGCTCCAGGATGGGGATGGTTTGATGAAGATAATACTGTATTCCTACGAATGCAGGATGAAGATGCTTACGAAGCTCGCTACGGTGGGTACGGTGAGTTCTTTATCCATCCAGCATTCCAAGGTGTAATAACAGGTCTGTCTACTTAATTTTGCTGTCATTGTCTGGGGGGAGGGAAACTTCCCCCTTTTTATTGACTCTTATGGAGAATCCTAAAGTGAAAAATATCCTTCAGAAGTTTTTAAGCATTTACTTTATCGCTACAGTATTGTTGCTCCTTGGCGGTGTCGCCTTGGCCCAGCAAAGCTTTAGCGGAAACGATCTATTTTATCTTAATACTAACAGCTCAGGTCGCTTGTTCATTGGTACCCAAGGTGCTCAAGACATCAAGCTTCTAGCTTCCCAAGGAAGCTCAGCTCTAGGTTTTGAGATTGACGGATCCACTGGTGACCTATTACCTCATAGTGCAACCTCTAAAATCCTTCGAAGCGGATCTGCAACTGCTGTAGCAGCGGCAGGTACAACTCAGGGTACTGCTACTGCACTTACTGCGGATTACAATGTAGTCACTTCTTGCACAGACGCATCAGCCGATTCGGTTGTACTGCCTGCTGCTAGAGATGGACTCTTGTTAGTTATCCGTAATGAGGGCGCTTGCGGTGGCGCTACGGATTTGCAGGTATTCCCTGCTACAGGTGATGAGATCAATAACGGTGGTGCTAATACTCTTGATGAGCTTCTTGATGGAGCTACAGGAATCTACGTAGCTGTAGATGGTACTGACTGGTTCTCTATAGAAGCAGTTGCGTCACCTTAATAAGAATTTGAAGAGGGGGTATATATACCTCCTCTTCAACTATGGAGGGCACTATGCTCAGAAAGATTTTTCCTTTATTCGTATCATTGCTAGTAGCGTTGCCGGTGCATGCCGACACAGCTATTAAAACAGCATCAACATGTGTAAGTGTTACTCCAACAATTACAGCAGGCGCGTATGCTTCAGGGGATAATGTTGGCGGTCTTCTTACACTATCAGGACTATTTAGAGATAGCGGTTCAGCGCTTGTTACGTCTGTTACTATTACAGATAGAGCTAGTCAGGGAGCTGATATCGACGCTGTATTCTATTCTGCTTCTGTTACTTCCGCAGGAGATAACAATGCATATGATCCTAGCGATTCTGATAATGAGCTTACGACTTGTTATGTTCCGGTAACCACTCACGTAGCTTTTAATGACAATGGGTTATCCTTCCAGCGTAACGTTGGATGCTCTATTAGTGCGACCAGCGGCAGAAACGGTTTTGTACAGTTGGTAGCTAGAGCTGCCCCTACGTATGCAAGTACTAGCGACATTGTATTAAAGGTATGTGTACTACAAGACTGATATGAAAAGACTCCTAGCCCTATACGCAGTTGTAATATGCCTGTTCTTATTCGTAAGCGTAGCTGATGCACGTAGACCTAATAGAGGTGTAACGGTAGCAGTAGTTGATTCCGGATCAGATGCGGTACAAGGTGGCGCTGCTTTAACAGGCATCGCTGCTCTTGGGCCTATCTCTTGGTTTAGAGGCGGGGTAGATCTATTCCAAGACACAGGCGGTAGTACTGCTGTATCAGCAGACGCACAACCTATACAACGCTGGAATGACCAAGGTAGCTTGTCTACCAATATGGTAGAGGCTACGAACAATCCTAGTAGCCTCAGTTTGAATAGCGTGTTTGTAGTTAACTCCGGTAGTACTAATGTACTGACCGGTGGTACTAACATGGATTTTGACAGGTTTGATGCTCTGTCAATAATCGCTGTAGTAAATGCTACGGGCTACACCAGTTTCCATACAATCACTAGCAGATGGCAGTCAGCTAATCCTGGATGGTTCTTTGGAGTATACAATACTGATCGTGTCTGGTTTCAAATGTCTAAGCCTGGTGGCGAAGGCATGGCCGCTACAGGTACTACTGTACTTAGTGCAGGTACTACATACACACTAGCGATTACTAAAGACACGTCAGGATCTAACGCAGGATACACTTTCTATGTTGATGGTGTAGGTGATGGGCTCACCAGTTTAGATAACGATTTAGTCTCATCCATAGCAGGGTCACGTAGTGTACACATAGGCGCAGATGCATCTGGAGTAGGTCAGTTTAACGGACGCATCGCAGAAGTTATCTATTTTGATAAAGAGTTATCAGCGGCAGAGGTGCTTAGTTCGCATACTGAGCTGGCAACTAAATACGGACATTAAGCATAAACCAGAGGAGAACCTGAGATGCTTAGAACAATTGAAGAGAGACACCAAGTACCACGTATGCTGGCTTATCGAGGCTTACATACAGGTGGTGGTGTAACACCAGAATTTGGAGCTCTGCACGGTGCATATAGTAGTGCTGCTGTAGGAGTACAGCGGTTAGTACTGGGTACTAACTATCATCGAGCCCCTGTAGTAGTAGCTTCGCAAGATAATACTATTGCCGGGGGCTATCCTCTGATTACCTCAGGGGCAACCATCACACAGATTGACATTGGCGCTAAGAACCATCTAGGCGCAGCTGTTGATACGCGCATGCACAGCATTATGTTTGGCTGGATGAGCGATAGTACAGATTTAGTCAGACCACAGAGAATTAGGACTGTACTAGACCGGCCTAGGTACTTAGGACTAGAGGTAGTAGGCGGTGTGAGCCCATCACTAGCTATTGGTTCAGCTGATGCATCCATCACTAGGCTGTCAGCAGGTAGGTACCAGATTACGTATACTACATCTTTCGGGATAGCTCCTAGCGTAGTTGGGATATCCAAAGATGCTGCTTTGTCGGTAGAGGTAGAGACTGCTTCAGATAATGTATCTGCGATTATCTCTCTGAATACTGCTGGACAAGTAGCTACTGACGGTAACTTCTACTTGCATGTAATGGGTACGGATTCTGTAACAGAGCATGCTAGGTTATGGAGAGCTGTAAAAGCTACACACCTAAAACCTAGACTAATCCCTCTTCAGATAAGCGTAGCTGCTGGTACGCCTTCGCTTAGTGTTGGCGGGGATTACGGCACAGTTACAGATTTAGGCGTAGGTAACTTTAGGGTTACCCTTACGGATCCAGCCTTCAGGAATCTTATACCTGTAGCGACTGCTGATGATAGTCGTACGTATATCGAGAATGTTGATACAGACAGCTTCGAGCTAGTCCATACTCTTGCAGATGGATCTACAGCTAATGATCCTGGAAGTGTTAACTGCTTAGCTTTAGCTTACTACGAAGGTAACGAGTACTACCAAGGATAGAATTATGACTAACAAGATTAGAGGAGCAGTATCATCCTATCAGCTTAACCTTGTTAACACTGCTGGTGCTTACGTAGCTGGACAAGCTATCGGGGGTACTCAGGAGTTACAAGGCGCAGCTATCAAGGGGATCCATTCCGGAAAAATAGTAGGGGCTAGTGTTTTCAATAATGAGCTTGTTAATGCTGATTTAGACTTACTATTTTTCTCTAACGCAGCAGCGGCGTTATCCATAGACAATAGTGAGTTCTTTCTCCAAAGTTCCCAAGATGATCAGTTCATCGGGCTAATGGAGATCCGTAACCATAAAACGTATGGCACACGTCAAGTATCGTGGCCTGATATAAATCAGCGGGACATACCCTACGAAGTTTTTCCTGAGGCATCTACTAATGGTAGCCAAGGGGATAGCTTGTTTATGGTGGCTGTAATCCAGAGCCCCGCTACTTTCGTTACTGTTAATGACTTACACATAAACGTATTTTTACAGCATAGCGGAACCTGATGGGATTAAGCACGCTTGAGAAAATAGGTTTAGGTATAGCGGGAGCGTTTGTAGGAAGCTACTTTTTTCCTGAGACTTTCTACTCGCTCAGCTTTGGTACGTTAGGTACAGACTCTACAGGTCAGCTAGGAGCAATTCAACCTGCTACCTTGCAGCCTGCTGAGGTAGGCGGTACAGGTTTAGGGGTAGGCCTAGGTAGCCCTTTCCTAAATGATACGTCAGCTCTAGCTAATGCTGCTGTAGTTACGCCTAATGCTAATACTGCTACAGGACAACTTAATACTCTTAAGGATACCAAGGATACATCCAGCTTCCTCACTTCTTTACAACAGCCTCAAGCGCTAGGTGCTCTATTCACTGCGGGAGCTGCCTTAGGAACAACACTACTAGCTGGAGAGCAGGCCTCTGATGAAGCAGATGCTAACCGAGAATTCAGCTCTGCTGAGAGAGAAGCAGCGCAGACATTTAGAGCAGAGCAGGACGCTATCACTAGAGATGCTCAAGCAGCAGAAGCACAGAAAGGTAGAGAGTTCGCTGCCGAGCAACAAGCAGCTGATAGGGAATTTAGAGAAGAGCAGGAACGCAAAGCCAGGCAGTTTCAAGCGATTGTAGCGGCTCAAGCTGGAAAAGATAGAGCTTTCAGTAACCGTGTACAGAGCAGCAGAGCAGGAAGCTCTCTAGCAGCTAATGTGGCTAATCTAAATCAGGCGGTACTAGCGTAATGGCTGAGGGAGATGAGCAGCAAAGGCCCCAAGCTAACCCATCTGTAGAAGATGCTCTGCGCGACACTCAGAAAGAGGGCGGCAGACAGGTAGTTCAGGGAGTAGCTACAACTACTGCTGTAGGCGCAGCTGCCGGTGCTGTATCAGGAGCAGCAGGAGCAGCAGCTACTGGAGCCCTAGGAGGAGCAGGAGCAGCTACAGCTGGAGGAGCAGCAGCAGGAGCCTCAGCAGGCGCGTCTAGCGCTTTAGCAGCAGCTTGGCCTTTAGCTGTACTAGTAGGCATATACCTAGCATATAGAGGCTATAGAGAAGCTAAGAAAGCAGTAGGGACTAATCTGTCAGAGGCTGAGGTATCAGCGTCAGTAGATATTCTAGGTATAGGTAATAAGATCCCTAAGGAGATACCTAACGAATTACGTGGAGATAAGATACTAGGTAAAATTTTTGGGTCGGCTAAAACGGAGCAGCAGTTATTCAGGGATCGTTGGCGGTTAAGTTTAGAAAAAGCAGGCTTCGCTCAGAAGACAGAGAGCGGCAATCACTTCATAGAGCTTGCAGACGGAAGCTTCTATGATATCGGACTCGATGGCCGTAATTCTATCCCCACTTTTGATCCTAATGCTGCTGTCGATGATCTTGGCCCTGGTCAATTTCGTCCATATGATATCGACACTAGTAATCCACTTTCTCAACAAGCTCTTGGATTTATAAATCCTATCGCGGCTATGTCTACAGGTGGTACAGAGGATCTACAAGCAAATGCAGCAGGAATTCTTACAAACGCCACACTCGCTAACGCCAGCACAATTGAAGAGGCTCAAGCCAATGCGCGTTTCTTCTACGATAAAATCTTTGGCGCAGCAGCTAATGAAGCAGGAGTTAGCGTCGAAGAGGTCGCTCTTGGATCACTGCAAGCCCTGTTTGACCAGGGAGCAATATCAGAAGATGAGTTCGTTGCTTACTCAAACGGCATAAGACAGACCTATGGCCAGTCTCCTTTAACTCCTCCGGGCACAGAGCTAGACCAGGATCCATCTCAGCCTATAGGTGACCTAGGCGGGGATCCAGCTGATGGGTTTGTGGATAATACAGCTACTGCCGGTGTAATACTAGATACAGGTACCGACACTATAGGAGCTCCTAGCGATGATACTATCCCTAGCATAGGTGATGAAGACAACCTAGTACCTAGGCCACAGGGCTCACCAGCAGCAGCTACAAGCGTATCTCAGCAGCAGGATCAAGGTCGACGTATAGCCGACACTACAGCTCCTAAAACAAGCGTACCTCAGCTACAGGCTGATGGGGCAAGAATTGCAGAAACGGATGGATTACCTGAAAACATTCCGGATGCTTTAGCATCAAACCAGACTCAACCTGACACACAAGCTCCCAAACCAGAGGTACAGCAGGATGTAAGCCGTCCTGCTGTACCTATTTTCTCTCCTGAACAAGTTAGCGCGGATCACGGTGGCTTTGTACCTCCTCCGGAAGGTGCTGCACCAGCTGATTCAGCTGCACAGGCTCAGGCCGCACAAGCTGCACAGGCTCAAGCTACTAGCTTACAAGCTCTACAGGAACAACAAGTAGCAGCGGCAGCTGAAGCTAGAGCAGCAGCTGAGGAAGCTCAGAGGAAGGCTACTATAGTGAACCTAGGCCAGCAGGAGATTAACAAACAAAAGTCTTTGACCAGTCAAACTAATACCGGAAGAGGAAGACGAGCAGATCAAGAAGGGAAAGTTTTAATAGAGGCACTGAGATAATGTATGCACTAAAAACTGAAGGTAAAATTGACGTAGCTACTATCTATACTCAAGAAGAGGAAGTTAAGCTTAGAGCTCTTGCAGGAGCAATATCTACAAGTGCTTTAAACACAGCTATCAAAGAGCTTAAAGTATCCCGTAGCGAATTTATATCTTTTGTATACCGACAACACCGAAAAGATCTGAAGTCTAAAGTAGTACAAGTAACTGTAGAGGAAGTTAAAAATGCCGACTAGAGAAGACTATAAAGCAATGCTTAGAGATGGCACCAGGCTTCAAGAAAAAGCGAGTGACATTCTAGAAGTCGCTGATCGTATGGTTAGCCATGCTAGAGAACTACTTAAAACTAATGATGGTAGCGATGACGATGATGATAGCCCTACATCGGCTAAAGACTTGGCTATCATGAGTATAAAGAAGTCACGTAAATGAAAAGAGCTGATCGCATACTAGAAGATGCACGTAGAGAGGCAGATAATGAAGACTTTGGTATAACTAACGGTCTTGATAATGCTACCCTCACTCCTTGGCTTAATGACGCGCAGGATCGTATACAGAATCTTGTATCTGCCGCTTATGTAGACTTCTTAAAAACAGTCTACGAGTTCAACACGCAAGTAGGGGTACAGGACTACACTATCCAAGGCTTCAGGCTTTACCTAGATACACGTGTACGCCTAGTGGAGTTCTCTGTCACAGGTCTAAATAAAGATTACCGTCCTCTTAAGAAAGGTACGATCTATAGCTCAGATGAATCTCAAGGACAGCCTAATAGGTACATACGCCAGAATGACATTATAAGGCTTAACCAAATACCTAACTCTACGTCATACAAAGTGAGAGTAACGTTTGAGAAAGAAGCCGATGATCTAGATGTACGTCGCGGAAGGATCACCAGCATGACCGGGCCTCTTGCTGAGGTATTTACTGTACAGTGTAACGAGACTACGGGAAGCTTCCATAGATGGCGGCTCCGTGTAGATGATGTACAAGCAGCTATTGTAGAGAATAGCTACTTTCTAGTACCTAGCCCACATACCACATTCTACTGCTGGTTCAATAAAGGTACCGGAACAGATCCAAACGTAGCAGGAGCTACAGGTATTGAGTTAGATATTAGTGGAGATGTGAGCGCAGAGAATGTTAGCACTACTATACATAATACTCTTAACGCAGTACGTGACCTTACTTCTAGTAATGTAGGGGTAGCTCTATTTGATATATTCGCAGAGTTAGATTGGAATGGGCCAACAGAGCTAGACTTCGCCACTGCTGATGCTCACTTAACACGTACTACAACTACCCAAGGATCAGGTAACCCTTTCCTTGAGAGATTCGAAAGTGGTCAGTACTTCTTATTCAATAGCGTTACTACAGGCTACTACGCTTGGCTTAATGTAGAAGGTAGAGGTACAGATCCAGCTGTTGTAGGTAGGACAGGTGTAGAGATAGCTCTAGAGGGTGATGACATAGCATCTGTATGCGCTACCAAAATGGCGGCAGCTATAGATGCTCTATCCGAATTTACGTCTACAGCGACTACTGACACGGTAACCGTAACTGCTATAGCTACAGGGGTAACAGGCGATCCTGATAGAGGTAATATCAGCGAATCTAGTGAGAGTGACCAGTTACCAGCTATGACTCTTGTAGTTACTCAACAAGGTACACAGATAGACCAAATAAACTTAGCAGATACTACTCCTGTACCTGATCCAGAGCTGGACAATGTGGACGTAGGGGATTACATCAGCATCGTTGATAAAGATGGCGTAGTAAAAGTTAATGGTATGATGGCTAAAAGCGGCAGCGACACTATAGGTGCTGCTAACATAGGGGTAGAGCATAGCTTATCTAGCTCTGAAAATCCTAACGTAGGTGACTATGTAGTTTTCGGTAAGTACACGACTACTCATTCAGAGCTGCCGGATGCTTTTGAAACCTACTTACGAAAGTACGTAGCTTGGAAAATGTTAGAGAAAGATGGCTCTACCGATATATCGCAAAGATTCGGTAATCAAGTGCGTCAGAAGGAGAAAGAGCTAGTAGATGCTTACGCTTCTCTAGGCACTGAGCTAATAGAGATACCTCTACTAGGGGATGATGAGTTTTACTACGAGCTATGACTAGAGCGATAACTAAAGTATACGGGCCAGACATTAAGGGGCTATCACTATCAGGTAACATTTTCCTAAGGGATATACCTTTTAGTAAAATATTCCGTAACATTATTATGAATAGTAATAATGAGATGGAGAAACGTAACGGGTTCGCGATAGCTTCTCAGCAAGGGGGCTACCTAGAAGAGTTTGTAGGCTGTACTAGGTACTTGCGTAAGTCACAGAAGGGAGTCACTACAGAAGAGCTGCTTACATGGCGTAATAATGGTAGTAACGCATCCACACTGTATAAGATTGTAGAGCAGACTCTTAACATAGCTTACGTAGGCGCAGGTACAGCTACTTTCAGGTTCTTTATTAATGCTGGTAGTAGGTGGGAAGCAGACCTACAAGTAAATAGCGTTAGCGTAGGAACGTACCCTATTGAGTACGGTATCGGTATTGAGACTTCCCCTGATCTACTTACAACTCTAAGGGATGACATATCAGCTATAGCAGACTTCACAGCTACTCTTACAGGTACAACAGATTACCCTGCTGCTGCGTTAGGGCCAATAGATACTACTACAGTTACAGCTAGTACGGACTTCACCTATTTCGGGTATGAGGAAATAGAGACAGGGAATGATGGCGGCAACAGCTTAGAGGACGTTGCTTTTGATGACTACACTATTCCCTCTGCTGCTCAGATTAATAAAGCAGTGTACTTCGCTAGGCACCAGCGCGGATCTGTAGATATCAATACTGCTCAGTCTAAAGGTATATGGAAATACGATGGTGTACGTTGCTACAGATCGGGTATGCCTGATCCTAATGGTATACACAGCCCATCAGGATATACGATAGCTTCTCTTGCCGGTACAGGTGGCCCCGGCCCTATGGCTGATGGAGTGTATAACTACCGTATAAGAGCTAAACGAATAGATGCTAACTATAATGAGATTTTTAGTAAGTACGATACACTTGAAGGTACTATACTAGATACTACAGGCGCAGGAACATTCTTACAGTTTCTTGTAGCGCTAGACTCAGGGCTTTTCTCAGAGCTCCAGTTTGGAATCAAGCAGGCAACTCTTTCAGGTATAGGCCCGTATACTACAGCAACAGCGCATGGTTTCGTTACAGGGGATATTGTGTACGCTCAAAATGTGGGCGATGTAGATGTAACAGTATCGGAGCTTACTAGGCTTAGTGCTACAACTTTTAGTTTAGAACCTAATCCAGGTCTAGCTATTGGCGATACAATAAGCAACAGAGCTTTTGAGATTTACAGGACTATCGCAGGAGGAGCTACCTGGTACTTAGTAGCGGATCAAACTGAGATGCTAGCCCCAGGATATAGGGATGACACTGTAGACGCATCGCTAGTGCTTAGGCCGCTTCTCGTAGAAGACCTTATCGATCGCCTGCTACCTATTGAAGGCGCTAAGATAACAGAGCACCAAGGACTAATGGCTGTATCAGGTGTACCTGGAGATAACACAGCTGTATACGTTTCTGATATTAATCCTGAGTATATGCCTCGCTCCAATAACTTTGATGCATCTCAACAAGGGGAAGGATCAGTTACAGGTATAGGCTCACACAACGATAAGTTAGTTATATTCAAAGAAGAGTCGCACATCATTGTGCACGGTAACTTGCGCGTAGTAGATCCAGAGCAGCCACCAGATATTAACGTAGAAGACGTTAAAGGTGGTATAGGCTGTATGGCGCAAGCATCTATAGTAGAAGGCGATGAAGGCCTATACTTCCTATCTAAGAAAGGGCCTCAAAGGTTCTCTCAAGGACAGCTAGATCCACTATTTAGCGGTAGGCTAATACCTTTCTTTAAAGATGGTATTAACGACGGAACTATACTTACAGGCGCAGTACCTGATACCTACAGCGGCAAGATTATTTTACGGAATGCTGTAGCTACGTATGACGATCTTAGAAAGCTATACATACTAGCTATACCTAAACAAGTAATTACTAGCAGCATAATTAATGGGCCTCTTACAAATGAGCTTAAGTACTTCGTGTATGAAGAGCTGCTAGATGAGATAGCTGCCGGTGAGTTCCTAGGTGATCGCTGGTATAACTGGCAGTCTGATACGGGATTTGCTCAAGGTGGTCTGCACGGTTTAGCAGTATTCGATAATACTATATGGGGTGTGTCTGCTTACGTAGGCTCAGCTTCAGATAGGAAACGTACATCAGCTTTCAGAGAATTGACGTTAGACAGTAGACTACGCTTTGCAGATAACACGTCCAGTATCCAGTCTGAGTATCATACATCTTGGGAAGATCTAGGTAATCCTGACGTATATAAGCAGATGATTCGAGCGCGGGTATGGCGAGCTCAGCGGTCGGGTACCATAGGCGGTAATGTAACTATACGAGTATTTAAAAACTACCAGGATGAATCCGTAGCAGCTAATGCTTTCGCAGAGAAAGTGCTGGACTTTACTGACACTGCAACTATCCAGGAACGTGCCAAACTTAAGAACGATAAAGTTAATTCCTTCTTAGTAGCGCTATCAAACAACACTATTTACCAGGACTTTAGAGTAAGCGGGTTATCGATGAATCTGAAGGTAGATTATGAAGGCGGGGATATAGAGAAAATCTCATGACACTAGGACGACAGCAGCATAGTTATCCTGTACTACCTAGTATTAAGGATACGTTTAAAGCATGGCGAGCATCGCTCACCGCTATGAAGCTTCGTACGCATCTACGTGATGTATTAGTCACTAACTTAAGAAGTCTAGATACCCTCTACTATAAAGAGCCATTCTGGATAAACGCTAAGGCATATAGATTCGAAGTCCGTCAAACAGTGGATCAAACTATTACTACTGGTACATGGACTATCGTTAACATGGATGATGAACTTTTCGATGGTGATGATCTGTATGAGCTTACTGATGATGAATTTATTGTTCCTGAAGATGGGGTGTACTTACTACAAGCTAGTGCAATATGGACTAACTTGGCGACCAATGGCAGACATCATAGGCTTAGAGAAACTACTGGCCCAACTGTTTTAGTTCAGTCACACTTATCGGATGATGGTACAGGATTTAATGAAGGGCATAGCATGTCTTGCATTAAAGCCTTAGAGAAAGATCAACGTGTTGTGTATGAAGTAAGGCATGCTGATGGAGCTAACAGAATACTGCGAGGCTCAGATGGAGAAAACTACGTAGCGTTTAAAGGAGTGAGGCTTTCGCCTTTATAGAATTATGGCTAGACGATCAAGAAGAAAATCATCCTTCGGTAAAAAGCGGTCTGGTAGAAAGGCCGGTAGTAAGAAAGCTGCTCGTAAGAAAAAAGCTATATCTAAGAAAGGTGGCCCTAAGCTAGGTGGTGGCTTAAAGCTAGGCGTAGTACCTGAGGAAGGCGGCAAAAAGAAAAAGAAGGGCGGTAAAAATAAGGGCGGTAAAAATAAAGGTTTGCCGGGGAAGCCTTTTAAAGGAATCAAAAAAGAGCAAAAGAAGCTATCCGATATAGCAGGTAAAGTAGCTAAAAAGGATCTAGATACTGGTATAGGCCTAGGCGAAAAGCTTGCGCCGGATGTTACTGATGGGGAGTTCCTAGATCGTATCGGGGATCCTGGTGCTGAGCGCGCAGAGAATATTCAGAAGGATTTTGATAACGCTCGTAACCTAGCGCTAGTCGATGATCCAGATGTACAGTTCGCTAAAGATGAGCTTAGACGACGTTCAGAGGAAGGCTTCTCTCTGCTGGAAAAGGAGCGCCTACGTTCTGAAAGTATAGGCGGTATTAATCAGTCGCTTGCTACAGGGCTTAGAGCAGCCAGAGCTTTTAATCAAGGTAGAGGCATCTCAGGAGGATTCTCTCAAGGAGCGTTTAACCCTGTGCTAGCTACGACCATTAGAGAGCGCAGAGGTTTAGAGAATGATATTCTTCTAGCTGAGCAGCAGGAGAAAGCTAGAGCTCTAACGGAATTCTCAGGACTAGCTGAGCGTACTGGACAGAACCGTATCAGTAACCTAACTAATATAGGTGCAGCTCAATCAGGAGCATTAACTCAGTCGCGTGCTCAGAGTCAGTCGATAGCTGAGTTTAATGCAGCACAGAAAGCTAAAGAGATTGCTGCTCGTACTGCGCGTAATGCTACAGGCTTAGGAATTGTTCAGGATACAAAAGAAGGGATAAGGCAAGATCAGCTACTTAAAGAGCAGCTTAGCCAATCTCAGGAGAACTTAGAAAACTTATTGGCGATAGCATAATGGCACCAACAGATCAGCAGACATTGGTTTCTCCCAACATATCATCATCAGTAGATAGAGAGTTGGATGAAGTAATAGCTAACCCTGCACAGAAAGCAGTAGAGGGTATTATTGCTCGTGGGGGTACTCCTCAGGAAGCCCAAGAAGCTGTAGTGGTAGCTTCGGGAGTAGTGAGTGCTCAGGGAAAAAGCCAAGCTCTTATACAGCAGGGCTTTAGCGATAACCAGTCTAGGGCACTTATTCTACAAGAAGCCGATTCTAGAGAAGCCAGAGGCATAGAGATTCTAGATAAAATTAATACTGATCAGCCTCTAGAGCGAGGAGAGATATTCGCTTTGCTAGCTGCAACAGTCCTACCTGTAATCGCTGGAGCTGCGTTAGGCGGCAAGAAAGGCGTATTAGCTGGCTTAGCTGCCGGTGGTAAAGGGGGCGAGTTTTTCATCGATACAGAACTATCTGAGCGTCAGTCAGATGCTAAGCGAGATGAGCGCAGGGGTACTCAACTGGTAGCGTCAGCTGAGAGCCTTAGAGGGGAAGTACGATCAGAGGATAGAGCTGTACGATCTGACGAGCGAGCATCTCAGCGGCAAGAAGAAAGCGATGCGCGTAACAGCGCTAACCAACGTGCCATTGAGAGCCTGCGTATATCTGCTCGTAGAGAAGATACAGAAGCAGCTAACCAGGAGTTTGATAGACGAGCTGAGTTTGGTTTAGGCATCTTAGAGCGTTCAAAAGCTATCGAGAGTAGAGCACGATTAGCTGAGAGAAAAGCAGCCATACCTGTGTTAGGCCAAGAGGAGAGTACTAAAGCTGGAGCAGATCTAGATAAACGCGAAGCAGCATTACCGTTAGTAGAAGCGGAAGAGGGTATCAGAGATAAATTCGCTACTAAGAGGGAAGGAAGAGCTGCTAAAGTACAAGTAGAGCGTGAGAAAAGAGCAGAGGAGCTATCCTTAAGAGAGCGTGAGCGGGATGTTCAGCAGCAGATAGCTAAAGAGGATCGAGCTGTAGATAATAATCTATTAGAAGAGATGGTCAAGCAGCAGAATCGTATAGTGCTTAAAGATAAGGTACAGAAAACTAGGGACGTAGGCGCTATCAGTGAGCAGCAGTCTAAAACTATAAGCCAAGTTAGCGATGGCATATTAATAGCAGATAGAGCTATAGATGAGCTGCGAGAGCTAGTAGGCCAGAGAGATAATGAAACTAGACTACAGGCTATAGCGCGCTGGTTATCTGGAGCAGATCCATTAAGTAGAGAGAATAAGATTAAAAATATAACCAATAAGCTTATTCTAGGTACTTTAGGAAGTAACGTTAAGGGAGCTGCATCTAGATTTGATCAGATACTAGCTGAAAGATCTTTCGGTATACACCTAATGGCACCTATACAGAATATACTAGAGGCTGCTGAAAGCGTACGCTCGGATAGCTTAGCGCTGGCTCGTAAGAAGCAGCTAGATTTTAATAGGCAATCAGGAGCTAGTCCGGGACAACCAGGATTCACTGACCCCGACATTTATAAAGACATAGATACATTCAGAGCATCCCAAGGTCTTTCTACTCGCAAGAACGTTGGAGATATAGCGGACGCATTTAGAGGAGCTAAAAGATAATGGTTGACGAGCTAGAGAATGAGGCTCAGCTAAGGGAACGTGCCCAAGCTACCAACCTGATGTACGAGGTAGCATTCGGTAAACCCTTAACAGAGGATCCTGAAGGCTATCTTAAGTTTACTGAGAATCCTGAAAAGTTTGATCAGGACTTGCGCGCATCCCTTGGACAAGAGGAAGTAGAAGGCATAGAAGCCAGAGTGCGCGGCAGAAAGAGAGTCATAGAGATAGAGAATCAGCTACAGACTCTAGGCAATGCGGAGAAGACTCTAACAGGTGTAGCACGGGGAGCTTTAAGTATAGCTGCTGGTGGGGTAGGCGGTAAGATCCTAGCTCCAGTAGCTAGAGCAGCAGGCCCAGCGATAGCAGAAGCAGCAGGCCCAATAACATCAGGAGCGTCTAATATACTAGGTCGTATAGGTAGCGCGCTATCTACTACTGCGGGTAAACAAGCAGCGGAGAAAGCAGGTACGTTTGTAGGACAAACTGTAGGGGCATCTGCCGGGGATGTGGCAGGATCTGTAGCAGCACCGGCAGCTATAGAGGCAGTCCAAACTCCTCTAGTAAACAGCCTCATAGATGAAGCTAGGGTAATAGATCCTGCGTTCACTGATCCTAGGCCTAAGGTAGCGGAGGAAGACCTTCTGCAAACTTTCGCAGATAACATTATTATCGACGCTGGTATATCTGTAGGAGCAGGACGACTAAAAGCTGTAGGAGACTGGTTCTCCGGGATTGTAGGTAAGTCCGACATACTTACGACTGGTGCTAAAGCTAGACGTACTATGGGCGATCGTGCTCTAGAGCATTACGAAAAAATATACAAGAGCACCGATGCAGATATTTTAGCCAATGATCTAATCAAGCTCGGGGATGCAGACTTTAAACTCAAGCATAATGCAGACGTGCTCAGCGATGCTTATGAGGATCTGTCTGATGTGTTTAAAAAAGCTGAGGTAGGATCAGACGGAAAAATCTTCCAAGAGAAAGTATTCTTTGGTGGTACTGGACAAGCCAGAGAAGATTTCGGAATGGATCCTGTAAGCATCTTCTACGAAGGTAAGCTTAAAAATGTTAACGCTCTACAGAGGGTAGCAGCAGAAGCTGAGCGGGAAGCAAAAAGCTTAGGCCTTGATCTATCTACCAGTGTAGCCGAATTCTTTGGACCTGTAGCAGGTAGGCTTGCAGATCCTCAGCTGAATACAGCAGTGCGCGGCAGCTTGTTAAGGCAGTATAAGAAAGAGATTAACGATGTAGTTAAGCAGGTACTACCTAGTACCCAACATAACCTGTATGCACGCACTAATAAGAAAATCACGTCTATGAAATTACCTAGTAAAGAGGTAGTGCCTGGAGCAGGCGCGACTTTGCTAGATAGTGATTTAGATCAGATGTCCTTTCACCTTAAAGATGCTGCTGGTCGTACAGTCAATAAGATGACTAAGAAAAAGATCAGTGGTCAGCTTGTACAAATCTCTGAAGCTAAAGCTCTTAGGGATCGCGTAGTTAATTCCAAGCTAAGCCTAGAGACTCAGATACAGAAGAAAAGACAGTGGGGTGATTTAGCCTACGCTAACGATAGGGTTAGACAAGTAGGGGTAGATCGTAAAGCTGCTCAAAATGCTGAGATGTTTAAAATCTTTGAGGGTAACGCTCGTAACACTATCGAGTCTAGCCTTAAGGATATGCCTGAATTTTTTGAGGAATATAAGCGCAGGAATTGGAAGCATCAGCAGTATGTAACTGTAGAGCCACCACTACTTAACCTGCGCGCTAAAGCTCTCAGGCCTACTCAAGGTGATACAGCTGAAGGCTTAAAGATAGTTAGTACTGCTCAGTCTGGTAGCACAGGCGGTGTGCGCTTATTCACTGGTAGCGGTAGAAACATAGCGGCAGATGTAGAAACACAGCTCCAAGAGGCTGTAGAGATATGGCAGAATCCTCGCGTATTCAGACGACTTACTTCAGGTATGGGATTAAGCACGGTTAAGTTTCTACAGAAGAATAGCGATAAGCTCTACGCTCCCCAAACTATCCAAATGTTTAGAAGCATGCTCTCTACCGTAGAGGATGAAGAGAATGCAGTAGCGTTTTCGCAAGGTAGGGATCCTCAGGCTGTACCTATCCCTACTGAGGACGGCTTAGCAGCGCCTGTGAGTCCGCTTAGTGAAGAAGCTAAAGAAACGCTTAAGCTTACGCTAGGACTGCTAGAGGAAGGTGCTAAAGGCTCTGAAGAGACTAAGCGAGCTGTAGCTATGCAGCTGCTCAGTAATCCTCAAACTGCTCCTATCTTTGAACAAGATGCAGCAGCAGACAACAACACGCACCTTAAGAACCTCAACACTTTATTTGATGGGGTGATAGAGGATCCAGAGGAGATTCAGAAAGTGCGCGAAAGCATTCTTAGAGATAAGGATATAATGACTAACGGTGCACGCAGGTTCATTATCTTGAATAAGCTTAACGGTGTGAACGGAGTACCGGGAGACATCAGCGGATTCGAGGTAGAACCACCAGCACCGCCATTACAAGGACTAGTACAAGAAGCTAAGCGTAGAGCTAATGATAGAGTACTTAAGCTAGTAGAGAAAAAGAAAGCGGCAGATGTAACTGCTAAAGAGCTTATAGATATTGAGGATAACGATACACTAGTACGTAATCAGAGGAGATAGGTTTGTCCGACATATACGACTCTTTAGACTACTTCACTCCTGAAGAGGTCTTATCCCCGGACGGTCTAGCCTTACGTGCTAAAGGACATGTACTACATGCTCCAGAACCTCTGCTTAAGCTTGCCGCTTTTAGGCATATCCTAAACGTACCTATACAGTGTAACCACAGTGGTAAAAATCTTCGGGGATGGCGCTCACCGGCAGAGAACTACAGCATATACTGGAAGACTTATAGACCGCACAGGCATACATATCACTCCTGGTGCGCGTTTGATCTAACGCCGGTAGGCATGGATCTATGGGAATTCTTTAAGGAAGCTATAGAGTTCGGATGGCGGGGGATTTATATTGACGTAGACCAGAACTTTGTTCATGTTGACTACAGACCAGGATCTAGATGGATAGCGAAAAGGACAAATGGGAAGTTTTCATTAGTTACGGTTTGATTAAAGGGGTATTTAAAGTTTTTAGGAGTATATACCATGAGATTGCTAAGCGTACTTTTAATCCTAATATGTATGGCCTGCGGAACAACACCCGGAGGAAAAGAGACTGAGAGCGTATCTATCGTTGCCGGTGATGGCGATGGCACCACAATCATAGCAGGTAACAACAACGAGACTATAGACCTTAACCCTGGATCTCAGGCTGAGCAGGACGAGCAAGTATCCCGTATATGTGCTTCGTGCATATCTAACTCTTTCGATGGTCTAACAGACGCGCAGTGTTTAGGCCAGTTCGGTGTTAGCTTATCCGAATGTGAGGTAGATCAAGTGTGTTTAGAGGAATGCCTCAAGCGCGGCAACTCTCCTGAAGGCATTCTAGAAGGCGGTTGCTATAACGAGTGCTTAGAGAAAAAAGGAGATAAAGAATGATACAATGGCTAAAGAGAAAATTCATCAACAAGTATGCTGCCTCTGCGGTGAGGCATCTGATTACTTTTCTTGGGGGCTTGATTGCCGGTGCAGGAGTGTACCTATCCAGTTCGGGGGCAAGTCCAGAAGAGGTAGCCAGGTTTCTAAAAGAGCTCATGGATCTGATCACAGCCTCAGAACCAGTGATCAGCGGTTACCTGATTGCTATCGCAGGGCTACTATTATCTTGGATGGAGAAGAGGAAGCGTGACTGATAAGCAAGCTTCTTACGCAAGGTGGATCGGTATAGCTATACTAGTGTTAAGTCACTTTGGCTATACCGTCCAGCGCTTTGCTGGTGTAGAGGCTGATACACGGTTGAACAAGGTTACTATAGAGCTGCATGCTATAGAGACTAACAGGCGCTTAGGCCGCATAGAAACTACTACCGACGACATCTGGAATAAGCTTAAGTAGACTACTCTAGCAACTCTTTAAGTCTACGTTGTGTATATGATAGATCCACTATAAGTTTTTTACAGGTCTTAAGGTCTACTACACCATGCCTATGGAGTATCTCAGAGAAGTGCTTATGCCAAGCAGACTCTATATAAGGTACCCCCGTATCTACATCAGGTACCATCCCGTTGTTTATAATCTCAGTCTTACACATAACTAATCCTCATTCATACAGATAGTACTGGAGAAGCAGGGATCGAACCTGCGACCTAGAGGTTAACAGCCTCCTGTTCTACCAACTGAACTATTCTCCATCGTCATCCATAAAGTAATCACGAGCGGCAAGCGCCATGTGCAGAGCATCTGCGCGACCATCATCTTTCTTCTTATTCAGCTCTGCGTTAGTGAACAATGCATTAGCAGACTTTAGGCTGTGCTCCTTAAGAGCAGGTCGTCTACCTTTCTTGTTACCTTTGTATATGAAGCCTTTATAGAAGTAAGCTTTCTGCCAGGTAGCTGCCGTGATGAATGTGTAGGGTATGTTACACATCATTAGACACATCTCCCATAAGCCTACGTTACGAGCTAGTACACACATAGATGTCTTAGACACACCGAAGGGAACAAACGTTTCTACCACTGCTCCCTTTATCTGATCCTGGTAGTGTAAGAATAGCTGACATAAACTAGTCTCGTCCTTAGGGAAGTAGTCCGACACAAAATTCTTATACGGATCAAGAGCATCTATAAGTGCGAAGGCACCAGACTTGCCGGGATCAATGCCCATGTATAACCCTTTACTTTCTATGTCTGTCATATCTCTAGTCCTGTTATTATACCTGGGTAAGCCGGAGACTGGACTATCTCGTGGTAAACTGTATAACGAGTCTCCAAACCATCTTCAGGCATAAGTATAATCTTAGCTGGTAAGTACTTCCATTCTAATTCAGGCTGTCTCCATAGATTCTTATGCGGGTCAAAGATTATCCTGGAACTTGCTGCTAATGCAGAAGCGGCAGCCAGGTGTTTAAGGAAGTCTCTACGGTTCATTGCTTAAATACGTCTCTTATAGTCTCCCTATGCCCTATTTCAGCCTCAGCGTAAGTAGCATATCTCTTACATTCCCCGTCGTATTTACCCCCAAATACCATAGTCTCAAATAGTAAGGGGATATCGCCTGTAAGACTATGATCTAGCCCTAAGAACACTGTAGATATCCTTATACCGTTCTCAATATCCATAGCAATAATACGATCAGCTGACTCTAGCCAGGTAGCCCACTCTAATAAATCTTCGCAGGGTATTATATCTTTATCTATCAATTTGTATTGACTCATTTAGCCTCCTGCCATGTATCGCCTATATGAGCCTCTACTAAGTCTTCCATAGGAGCCTCAGGAAATAGCTCATACATTCCCCAATGCATTGATCGCTCTACTATATCTTTAACTACATCAGCGTAGCCTTCATCAGCTTCAACTATCACTTCATCGTGAACGCAGTTAAGTAGCTTAGCCTTTATACCATCTAACAATCTATCGACCTCTAGCAGGCTTAAGAACATGACCTCTGCCGCTCCCCCTTGTACTGGAGTATTAACTGCTTTGGTGTAGACTTCACTATCAAGAAGCTTTCGCATTCGACCCATGGGGGTGCGGCAATATCCAAGCTTCTTTGCGCGGTCACGCTGATCGTCGCACCACTTAACATACTCAGCATACATGCTATAGAACGCATTTCGAATACCGATAGATTCTTTGGCTGATACATCAATACCATATCCGGCCTTTGCATACTGACCGAATTTTCCAGCACCCATCCCAAAGAGGAAACCAAAGTTAGCAGCCTTGGCAAGCTGGCGATCCTCTTTTGTAACTTCGCTTGGCTCACAGTCGAGTATCGTTGCAGCCATTTCGGTGTGCAGGTCTTTCCCATCTTTATACGCCTTACGTATTACTTTATCGCCTGATAGTTCCCCCGCAACACGCATCTCAATTTGCGAGAAGTCTGCAACAACAAGCTTAGCTCCATCTCTAGCTTTAAACATGTCTCTAATACCAGAGTCACGGGGAATGTTTTGCAAGTTGGGTTCTCTGCTAGAAAGTCTTCCAGTTCTTGTATGCGCGATCGTAAAGCTTGAGTGATAGCGTGTAGTGATTGGGCTCTGATGTTTAGATCGAAGTTTTTCTCCGTAGGTCGTGATAAGCTTATTTGCTTTTTTATAAGAGAGTAGCGCGGATATAGACTTAAGGTGCTCCATATCCGCAAGAGCACCAGCGTTAAACGTATATGCGCCACTATCTGTTGTGGGCCAATTTTTAAGAGTGTCCGTACCTTCATACTTCTCTGTTAGCCATTCATTCAGCTGCTTTGATGAATTGAGATTAACAGATCCGAAATGCTTCTTAGTGATTATCTGTGCGCGTGCTCTTTTCTTTTGCCAGGAAGCTATCAGCTCATCATGCTTATCGTTATCTGCCAGCATACCGGCAAGCTGCATTTTAGCGCATACGTGCTGCATATCTTTAACTAGCTTATAGCTACTAAGCATGCCGTACTTCCTGATCTTCCTAATGAACTTCACGCCTAGCTTGTAGGTCAGTACAGCATCAGCTGCTGCGTAAGCGAGTTGCCGCTTTGTGAGCTTAGGTGCTCCCCAGTCAGATGTCTGCTCAGCTTTCTTTAACTTAGTTATATCAATATTCAGAAAGCGTTTAGAGAGCGGAGCTAGGCCGAATCCCCGGCCCATACCATCCTCATCAGCTTCAAATGGAGACTTCTCAGCCCTATCAACTAAGAGCCCTAGCTGCATAGAACAGGCTATATTGAGGTTCTCAGCGCCGTTGTGGATACAGTGCGCTAGCTCAAACTGAGCGTTGTGAGCTATCATCTTAGTTTTAGACAGCTTTTTCCACAGCTGTTGAAAACTCAGCTCAGGCCAGTCAAACGCATCTAGGACATAAATGGTTGACTTACCATCATAAAACTGAAGCAGTCTTATGAATGAACCGTATGGATCTAGGCCACACTTCTCGTAGGTGTCTACGTAGTTAGGATGTTTACGTGTCTCAATATCGAAACCGAGCAGTGGCGCGCTAGCCAGCATCTCTACTTTATCTAGCGCACCAGCTACATCAGTTATGTAATGGACTTGGTAGTTTTCACCCCCTAGTTTGAGGTTAAAGATCATCTAGGTCTACGCCGTCCTCATCATCTTCATCATCAATCTCTTCCTCTTCAGGCTCTACCTTAGGCTTAGCTTTTCTTTTAGCTTTGGCCTTTGGCTTAGCAGCAGCCTTGCGCTTGGTAGGCTTTTTCTTAGGCTCCTCTTCTGCCTCTTCATCCTCTTCATCTAGATCTACTTCAGGCTCGTCAGTTTCTATTTCCTCTAGTGGAGTCTCTAAAGTATCAAGACCATCTATAAGGGAATCTGAGTTAGAGCCAAAAGCTTCACCAGCTTTCCAGTACTGTACAACGTCTAGGAAAGAGGTAACGCCAGGGCCTTGATGGTAGAATGCAGGAGTAACGATGATACGCCCATGGTCACCACCTTTAATACGAGCGATGTCTTTGGAATCCATACGATCCTTATCGCCATCTACTACAGGTACCTCTTGGTTATTCTTAGCCGTAATTGCGTAGCAGCCTGCGTAACCATCCCAGCCTTTTTCTTCTGCGATCAGATCGCCATCTTTGATAAAGCACTTACCTTCAGGAAACTGGGAAAGCTTTGTCACTACCTTTGCCGCTTTACCTTTACCAGCTTTAAGGTCTTCATCTTTGCAGATTTGCATTACGTGCTTATACATTGCCATACAAGCCTTATCTTTCTTAAAGACTTCCTTGTCTATAAGAAGAGTACACTCGTACTTACCCGAGCCGAAGTCCGGATCATCGTTAGGCTCTGCTAGCGATGGCCATGCGAAGCGTCCTACCGGCAAGATAAACTTTTGTCGTTCTGTCATTTTAGTTCTCCAAGTTGGTCAATTAAATTTTGTGCTGGTACCTCTTCTACACGTTTATCCGTGTCAGGTACAAGCTGCAAAGATGTATTAGATAAACTGCATAACCTATCGATCTGAGGCTTAAGCTCTTTAGCTTTTTCCTTCCCTAGTACTTTATCTATAGTGCCTAGAGTTATCAGCTTTGCTGGTTGATATGGGTTCTTAATACCCATCTCTTTAAGCGCTGCTGCTGTATCGCTAGTCTGGTTAAGCGACCTCTTAGCCGTAGTTCGTACGAGTTTATACCCCGGTACACTTTCCCCACGAGACGCTTTACCTTGCAGCTCAATCGCCACAGAGCTAAGCAACTCTTTAACAAGATCACGCTGCTCAAATATTTTAAGTTGTTCCTCAGTTGTGAGATCACGTACACGCTCCTTGATAGCAGCCTTAGCTTTCTTAGTATCAGAAATAACCGGCAGCTCATCTATGACGGTCAGTGATTCCCGTTGCTGATACTTATACTGAGCACGGCACTTACCAATGCCAGGGCACCATGTACAATGGTTTCCTGCGTTTGCTTCAAGCTCTCGTAGCTGCCGCTTAATGCTAAAAGTATCAGAGCCCACAAGCTTATCGGCAAAATCAAGAGCGCTATCAGTAATGTCACAGAGCGTATCCATGGTATACTCAACATATCCTTCATTACTCATCCTCGGCTGATATATATGCGTGAATATCCGATCGCAGGTACCATGCTCCTCTATAAATAACCGTGCATATAGAGCAGTCTGCTTAGCGTTGATCGGTACTAGGACACCCTTACCAAACTTGAGATCGATGATATGTAATTCTGTTGATCCGTCTTCTTTCATTAACCTAACAGCTGCATCAGGAGTACCAAAAAGATGCTCGTTGTAGCTTACCCCTGACTCAACAAAAAGCTCAGCTTCAATATGACCACGGCCATAAATATCCATAACGTAGTCACAATAACCAGCCATATAATCATCAAACGGAGCAGGTAAAGATCTTGCATAAGCATCAAAATCAAAGTCCGGATACTCTGCTTT